TATTGCTATTATTAAACAAAATATGGCAATATCTAAAACAGATACTTTTAATACTAGAATAGAAGCCCTAAGAGGTTTCTCCACAGAACAAGAAATATCTTCAGCAGCACAGGCTCAAAGGGCAAAAGTAGAACTAGAAGCAACTAAAGAATTACAAGAGGCAGAGCGCGAATACCAAAAAGTAGTAAGACAAGGCCAAGGAACTAAAGGTGAACCGGCTACTCAAGCTGAAATAAATGCAGCAAAAACAAGGTATGAGTTTGCAAAAGAACAAGCAGAACAGAACAAGCAACAAAATATTTTAACAATAGATACTAATACACGAAATAAACTATTAGAAAGTACGTTAAAACAAATAGGTTTAAGATACGACGAAATAAATCGAAAAGCCGCAATTGGTCTTGCTAGAGCGGAAAGTGAACTACGTGTTGAACAGGAGCGTCTTCGTATTCTAACAGAAGCCGGAGGGCTGTCAGAACCACAACTTGTAGTCAGAGAAAGCGAGTCTCAAAGAAAACAGATAGAGAGTACTTTAAGAAATGCTCAAAGAGCCTCCCAAATAGAAGCGGACAGACAAACAGAAGAGGCTTTTGCTAAATTTAGTTCTGGAGTACAGGGGGCTGATGGAGATCAAAAACAAATACAAAGTTTTGTTCAAGCATATCTACAACAACTAGAATCAATAAAAACAAAACAATCAGACATAAATGCAGAAGCAGAAGCAAGAGCAGACGGGGAACGAGAAGTTTTACGTATTGCTACTGCTGCAAAAATAATATATGCTGAATTATCAGTTGTAGAAAAAGAACGCGCAAGAGCAGAAGAATTACGAAAAGAACAATTTAGTACTGAAACCGAACTATTAAATGTTTTAAAAGAAGAACTTAGTTATAAAAATGAAATGGGTTTAATTACTGAAGAAGCCTATGATAGAGAAATTAAAGCTTTAGAAAAAGCAAGTAGAGCCCGTGAACAGAGTAATAAATTATTAGAAATAGAAGCTCGGTATAAAACAGAATTAAATAGAATTGCTGCTGCTGAAAGAGCAGCTATTACTGCAAATGTACAAGAAGATGCAGCTGGAAATGTCTTTATTGATCCTGCAATTAGTGCTGAATTTCAAAAGCAGAGAACTGCCGCAGGAGAACTACGCAATACACAAGTAGCCGGCGCTACTCAGGTATATAATGCTCAAGAGAGACTGCGCGAACAAATGAATTCTATGGGTACCGACCAGAAAAAGCTTCATGATATCTACAAGGGTACATTTGAAAGCATGGGAGATGCCTTAATAGAATTTGTGCGTACTGGCAAATTAAATTTCCGTGGTTTAATTGCAGACATGCTTGCTCAGATTGCTAAATTGTACGTACAAAAAACCTTTATGGGTTTATTTGGTAGTATATTTGGAGGTGGTATTCCAAGTATTGGATACGGGGCTGGAGGCTCTGGTGCCCCAATGGCAAAAGGTGGTGCATTTGACGAAGGTGTACGCAAGTATGCCAAAGGGGGCATGTTTACCAACTCAATTGTTAGTAGCCCAACCATGTTCCGTTTCGCCAAGGGCACCGGTTTGATGGGTGAAGCCGGCCCCGAAGCTATCATGCCACTCAAGCGTGATAGCCAAGGAAACCTGGGCGTTAGAGGAACTGGTAACAGCTCCAGCAATGTTGAAGTAGTTGTTAATAACTATGGTAGTGAAAAAGCACAAACCAAAGAAACAACTGACGGCAGAGGCAATAAGAGGATAGAAGTTATTATTGGTGATATTACAGCGGGAGAAATATCTACTAATGGCAGCAGAACAAATAGAGCAATGCAAGGCATGTTTGGACTTCAGCCTCAGTTGATAAGGAGATAATATGGCTTCTATTCACTCATGGCCAGGTAGTTTACCACAAAGCCCACAAAAGGGATACACAGAAACTGGAGGAGTTCTAATGGTTAGAACTCCCCAGGATAAGGGTCCTGCTAAAGTAAGAAAGTTGGGTAACAAACCACAAGTGTTATCAATGAGTTTTATAATGACATCTCAACAAGTTGTAACATTAGAAACTTTTGTAAAAAATACAATAGGTGGTGTTTCTAGATTTAATTTTACTCATCCAAGAACAAACAGTTCTGTAGAAGTAAGAATAGTACCACAAGGAGAGGGTGACTACTACACCCTTTCCTACTTAGCTCCTGGTTACTATATGGCACAACTACAATTTGAAGTTTTACCATGACTCGTTTAGCAACTATGAATCCTGCTGCTATAAAGGCGATATTTAGTCCTGAAAGCACGGATACTTTAATTACTTTACTAACATTCTATGATCCTGATGATCAAAATCGTGTAATCGGAAAAATTGCTGACGGCTATACTCAAAGGTTACCAGACGAAGACGAAGAAGACGAAGAAGACGAAGAGATTGTATACGGAGTTGTTAGCAGAGGAGAAAATTACGGTTTTTTACCTGTACAAATAACTCTGCCAACAGAAGAAGAGGCCCAAGCTCCACGGGCTTCTTTAGCTATAAATGATGTTACTAGAATTTTAACTCCAAAAATAAGAACACTCACTGGGCCTGTAAGAGTAAAAATGGAACTAGTTCTAAGCAGTACCCCAAACGAGGTAGAGGTTTCATTTGACTATTTTTATATAAGTTCTATTAGCTATACTCGTGATACAGTAAACTGTAGTCTGTCCATGATAAACTTAGATCGTGAACCGTTTCCTGTTCACTCATTTACACCTTCTTATTTTCCAGGATTATATTGATGCGATACGAAAATTATATCGGTATACCATTTCAGGCAAATGGCAGATCCAGGGATGGGTTAGATTGTTGGGGTTTGGTAAGATTAATCTATGAAGAACAGTATCAAATAGACCTACCCAGTTTTACAAGCGACTATGATATAGAAGATGATGACAGAATAAAAGAGTTAATCAGTCAATATCAAGAAGGTTGGGAAGAAACAGACATCCCAAAAGAAGGCTCAGTAGTACTGTTTAAAATACTAGGGGAACTTACTCATATTGGTATTATGATCTCTAACAAACATTTTATACATGTTAGAGAAGGTAGTAATACTGTTATTGACAACATTGAAGGATTTCGTTGGAAAAATAGAGTAGTAGGATTTTATGATTATAAACCAAATAAAACTCCTATAGTTTTAAATGCTGTACCACATCCACTAAAAACACAACGAATTACACGAACAATTAAAGAAGGTACAAATTTAGAAGAAATTCATCAACTACTATTAGAGGAACATCCTAATAGCAGTGAACTGGTTAAATCTGCAAATATACTAGTTAATGGTAAAGTTATACCAAGACCTTTGTGGAGTATAACAACTGTTAAAGAGGCTGACACAATAGAGTATCGAGCCCTAGCTGGTAAAGACGTACTTAGAATAGCAGCTTTTGTTGCAATTGCAGTTTTTGCGCAACCTCTTGCAGTTGCTTTAGGTCCAAGTCTTGGTTTGGCTGTAGGTACTATTGGTAATCTAACATTTGCCGGCTATGCTCTATCTGCAGCAATAATGGTTGCTGGCAGTTTACTTATAAATGCAATCGCACCAATAAGACCACCAAGTACAGAAGATCCTGGTAGTCCAGAACAACAAAATTTAATTGGTGGGGCTAGTAATACATTTAATCCATATGGCCCAATACCTGTTGTACTTGGCAAGATGAGACTCACTCCTCCAGTAGGGGCAAAAGGATTTGCAACCTATCCTGAACCAAGAACTAGTTATTTAAACATGTTATTAATTTGGGGCTATGGTCCTCTCTCCCTATCTGAGTTTAGAGTTGGTCAAGTTCCTTGGAATGAGTATCAATTTAATACAAGTCCTCCTTTAACACCGTATACAGATACTTCAACAGATTCAATAACTGGTAGAATAACTTTTGATAGAAAAAACGAAGTTATTACAGGAGTACCAATTAGTGAAGCGGCACAAAAAGCCTTTGATGAGATATATGGTGTTGACGTAGATCAGCAGCAGTCTGGAGTTGAATTAGTTGGTCCAGAATATATACCTGGTAATACTACTCCAACTGTTGGTAACATAGTTGGTGTTACTATGTTTAATCAAGTTACCCTTCAGTTTGATGAAGTTACAGGATTGGCTATTAATCCACCAGGGTCCACAATTGTAGATTTAAACGACAACTGGATTGAACAATCTTAATCAGTGAGAAATAGTTTATGCCACAACAAAATTTTATTACTAAAACTTTTAATCAGGCCCAATCAAGATTTGAAATAGCTATAACCTTTCCACAAGGTGCCAGAACTGTAAAGGTAAAAGGCGGAGATAGTGGTAAAAGTGGAATGGTTAATATTTCTTTTAGTGTAGAAATTTCTCACGACGAAACAAATTGGACAGAAGTGGCACCTATTCTTCTTAGTGGAACTTTTAAAGACGGTTTTACATTAAGAGAACAATACAAAGGAACTACTGGTATTGTAGATCCAACAAATAAAGATGCTTGTTATAATTCCGAATTACAACCTTTACATATTAGAATAAAACGAAAAACAGTACAAGTAGTAGATGAAGAAACAGCAAAACAAGTTGAAGACGACCGAGAAATAAGATACTATTATAACAGTACCCTTCAATCTATTACCGGATTTAGAGACGGAGTAAAAGCTGTTATTGATCCAAAAGGAACAAAATTAGCAAAAACGGCACTAAGTGTTCAAGCAACAAAACAACTTAATGGACGTATCGAAGGTATAAATGCTATTGCACAAACATTTACTTACGATTGGGTTTCTACAAATTTGTTAAATCCTACCGCCGGATCCTGGCAGCTTAGAAATACAAGTAATCCGGCCTCTTTATTTCGGTATGTTTTAACCCACCCAGGAAATCCACAGAGAATATTAGAATCAGAAATAGAAAGTAAAATTGATTTAGTAAAACTTCAATACTGGCATAATTATTGTAATACACAGAGAAGTATTGTTATCAATACTAATTATAATACTACACCGCCTACACCAGTACAAAAAACATTTAAACTTGAATATAACAATGTTCTTTCTAATGTAACCAGTGTATTAAATATACTTAGAGATATCTGTGCTGCTGGTAGGGCCAGTCCTGCACTTGTAGATGGTAAATGGTCTGTTAATATAGATGAACCAAAAGAGGTAGTTCAGCATTTTACCCCTCATAATAGTTGGGGATTTGAAAGTGTTAGAAATCTGCCTAAACTTCCAGATGCTTTAAAGATAAAATTCTATAATGAAGAAGCTGATTATAAAGAGGATGAGCTAATACTATACAATGATGGATATGGTCAAGAAGATAATCTTACAAATAATATAAAAGCTGCAGAATTATTTGAAAGTATAACTTTGCCTGGTGTTACTAATTCTGCGCAAGCAGCCGATCATGGTAAGTGGCACTATGCTCAGATGAAGTTGCGTCCTGAACTTTATAAATTTAATACAGACGTAGAATACTTGGTTTGTAATCGTGGCGATAGAGTTAAAGTACTACACGATGTACCAATGTGGGGAATCGGAAGTGGCAGAATTAAAAATAGATTTAAAAACGGTGCTGTAAATAACGATACAGTTAATACTTCAACATGTTTTGAACTAGATGAAGATATTTTTATAGATGAAAGTTCTTCAAAAAATTACACAATGAGGGTTAGAAGCAGTATTGCTAGTTCTGAATCTGGAGAACTTGTTTCCGTAACTGGTACGCTTATAAAACAATTTCCAGTTGCTTCTTGGTCATATATTGGCAGTATTGTTACTCTTATAATGAGCTCGCCAGAGCATCCACTACAAGTAGGAGAAAATATTATAGTAGGAATTTCTCCTATTAACGTTCTTTCTGCAACAATAACATCTGTTTCAGGTCAGACAGTACAGTATGAAAAAACAGGATTATTAAATACTGGTAATGGTGTAGGCGGTAGTGTTACAAGAACAACTGGATATTATAATAAAATTCAAGTTCAAAACGATAGCTTACAAAGTACTGAATTTCAATACGATGAAGCAGCACCGGGCGATTTATTTTTATTCGGAGAATTAAACAGAGAATCTAACGATTTAATTATTCTTAGCGTAGAACCTATTAGTAATAGTAGAAATGCTCAATTAACGTTAGTTGACTATGGTGTAACTAATACTTACAATATATTTTCCGACTATCAAGATTTAACAAATATTACTTATGAAACTCTTGTAACTAATATAAATGCATCATTAATAGGATCTCTTGGATCTTATGTACCTCAAGTAGACAGTACTAAGATTGTTAGTGATATAAGAGCTGCCCGCTTGATTTCACCTGGAGTTTATGAGTATGGCATACTAGTACCATTTACAGCGCCACCAGGAGTACCAGATACAGCAGAATATGTAGAAGCTGACTATCATTCTATTAATATAAATCATTTAATAACAACAGCGGTACCACCAGTATCAGGACCTAGCGGTAGTATAACTATAACTGGAGTTGAAAAAGGAAAAGCCTATAGGTTTAGATTAAGGTATCTAACAGCTACTGGTATAGCTGGAAATTGGTCTCCTTGGTACACCAGCACTGTAGATGGCAAACTAAATGGGCCAGAAGATGTTGCCGGTTTTACTGTAACACAAAAAGAAACTGGTTTAAATTTTACTTGGACACCGTGTGTAGTACCGGACTATGCAACAACGATTATTAAATATACAGAAGGTACAGCTCCTGCAAATGATTCAACTTCACTAAATGCTGCATGGAATGCTTCAACCACAGAACTACTTTTTGAAGGAAACTCCAGCACCTGGTCCTGGCTCCAGCCCCCGGACGGTAATTACAATTTTTTAATAAAACATAAAGATATTTATGGCAATGAAAGCATTACCCCAGCACTGCAAAGTAGTCAATACGATGGAGTATCCATAGCCAGAGTACAGGTAGAGTTTACAAACGACAACCATCAGATACCTACTGACAGTAACGGTTTAAATGCAAATTTAATATTTAGTGGAACAGATGTTTATGTTTATTACGGAGACACGCCATTAACTTATGATACAGTAGGCTCTGAACCGGGAACATGGAAAATAGCAAGTTTTACTAGTACAACTGTAACACCTGGAGCACTGCAACCACTTACAAATTTAATAGATGGTGATCCTTATGCAACTATAGGAGATCTGGAGGCAATAAGTCCAACCGCTGATATAGCTAGTATTTTATTTTCTATAGAGGGTAAAGATCTATCTGGCAAATCATTTACATTAACAAAGCAACAAAAATTTGTAAAACAGAAAAATGGTCAAAATACTGTATTGTATAGAATTAATTCTTCCACACCTGTAGTATATAAAAATACTCCTGACAGCACTACTCCCGGCGATTTTTCTAGAATAATAGTTGAGGGTAGAAAATATGAGGGAAATACTCCAGGCGGAGAACTATTTGGTTGGTTGGGTATAACTTCTTATACTGGCGAAACTCAAAATGGCTCAGAATTTTTTGTTTTTCAATCTATAAATGTAATTCCTCCGTCAGACAATCCCAGCACTAGATGGGTAGTAAAATTATATAATTATAATAGTACTACTTATAATGGTGAAACTATAACAGCTCCGCCACAAGGTACAGCAGTACTAGATCAAGAAGAAATAACTGTAATATTTGAAGGTGAAGTTTATATAGTTGAAATTGAAAGTACAAATGGAACTGTATTTAGGGTAGGCCAAGATTCAACTACTACATTAAAAGCGCGAGTATTTAAAAATGGAATAGAAATAACAGACTCTATTCCTGCAGCTAAGTTTAAATGGAGAAGGTCATCAGCATTATCTGGTTCATCACCAGAACAAGACGATGCAACATGGAATGCTACTACTGGCCTGTCTGGAGTTAAACAAATAACTGTAGATATAGATGATATTAATTCTAGAGCAACATTTTTTTGTGATATATTAAGTTAAAGGAAACATTGATAGTATGGCTACTATTACAACAGGTCAAATTACAATTATTGACCAAAATGATGCAAAACCAATAACTGCATTTATAGGTGCTAATGGTAGCACTCAACAGGTATATACAAATGTTGATGATGTTATAACATATGTACCAAGTTGGTCAGTTTCTAGTCCTTTAATTTTAACCGCATATGTATATGTAGGTAACGCTAATAATATAGCTGGAACATTAACAAATCGCAAGTGGTCTACTTCTGTTGATGGTACTTCTATAGGAAGTGATGCAACTTTAAATATTACTAGCAACATTACAACTGTTGATACAGCACCGAGTGTAACTTATTACTTTCAGGGCACATATACTGATCCAAGCACTAATATATCAAGTTTAGTACTAACAAGTATTATAGTAAGTGTTGTAAAAACAGGAGCAAACGGATTAGATGGTGCAGATGCAGCATACATTATTACTAGAGGTAAAAATGCTATTGGACAAGCAGTTGGCTCTGTAAAAAATGTAGGAGTAATAGCTGTTGATCTTGTTAGGGCAACAGGAATAGATACTACTAATTTAACTTATAAATGGTATGATAATAACGGTAGTACACAAATTACAGCAGCTTCAGCTAATTATGGTTTTATAAGCACTGCTGCCGGAACAAATCCAGCTTTAAATGTAGATGCAACTGATTTAAATACTGGCACACCAGGAACAAGCAATACAATTATTATTAAAGAAACAGCAATTCAAGATTTTGCAGTATTTAAGGTAGAAATAACAGACAGTGTTGAAGAAAAATCTTATGTAACATTTTTTACCGTTTATGATTATAGTGATCCATACATGTTAGAACTAGTTTCAACTGCTGGAGACAAACTTCAAAATGGTCTAGGAACAACCACTGTTTATCCAAGAGTATTTAATGGTAGTACAGAACTACAGCCATCTGATTATCAGTCTTGGGAATTTCATTATTATTTCTATGATAAAGACTCCAAACGTGGAGCCTTTATAGACGCAACAAAAACTAATGCAAGTGGTGGAAGAACAATTGAAAGTAGTACAGCAGCAGATACGGCAACAGGAAGATTTACAATAACTCTTAGCGCAGCACTGGCAGAGACAAATCAGTTAATTCCTAACAATATTGTAAAATTAATAAAATCAGACGGAACAGCAGAATACTATGAAGTATCGCCTGTTTCACTTGCGGCCGGCGCTACATATATAACAGGAACAACTATTACTCTTAAATATACAGGTATAACGTCTGGTAATAGTTTTTTAAGTTGGACAACCGCACCAACACTAAACGCGTTTAAAGATGGTAAATTTTTTATCTGTGTAAACAATAATGGAAAAATTATAAAAGTAGTAGACGATAGTGGAATCAATACAGTTAGTAATTTTGAAAATGCTGTTAAAATACAGGTTGGTAGTGACGAAATTGATGGAAAAGGTACTATTGTTTGCGAGGCTTATAGGCCATAAAGGAGATTAAATAATGCCAACTTTAGTAACAGCCGGTCAATTAACAATAGTTGATCAAAATGACAGCGTTATTTATTATATAGTAACATCTTCACCAGTAATAACAAAAAATGCAGCAAATGCTTCCACAAGCGCCCTTCATAGTAGTATTACTATTCAAGGTAAAAAAAGTGTCGGTGCTGTTGTAACAAACTATGGTTGGGTGACAGTAACTGCCAATGATGAAACCGAGCTTATAACAGCAACAGATACTAGTAGTTCTCCATATACATTATCGCCCGGCACTACACTTGGAAAAACTAAGTACACAATAAAAATGTACGATAGAGCTACAGTTGCTACTGCTAAATTGTTAGATACAAGAGAAGTTTTAATTGTATTCAATGGTAGTAAT